CTTAATGTATTCGCGAATAGACTTTAACATGCTAAACTCCTTCTTCGGGGATTTTACTTGCTATCTAAAGCTATTCCTATATTTTATCTACTTCCTAATGCAATCGCCCTGATCGCACCCTTGGCCAGCAAATCGTTCAGTTTCGCAATTTCAGTGCCGTATTTTTCCGCATCATTCCGCGTGGCTTCAAACACTTGGCGGGCGGCATCGGCGGTTTGCTGTTCGTCATAGAGTTTCGCCGCCAGTTCCTGTGCTTTGGCTTTCTGGTCATCAGTGGCATTCGGAGAGAGCCTTTCAACGGCTTGATCCGTGAATTTCTCCTTATCCGATTTACCCACCGCAGCGCGGTCAACTTCTAGCCGTGCCAGCACTTCTTGGTTTTTTGCGTAGTCTTCCTGCGCCTTTTTGGTGGCTTCCAGTGCGGTTTTTTCATCGTACAGCGCCCCCGCCAGTTCCCGCACTCGTTCGCGCTGTGCGGCTGTTGCCTCGCTGGAAAGCCTGCGCTCGGCGGTAAGAACAAACTGCTGGCGTTCGTTAAGCTGCAACGCCTGCTGCTCGTCCTGCAACGAACGGATCACCGTGGCGTTGGTATCAATAACCTGTTTTTGAACTTCCGTCTGCTGCTTGCCTGCTTGTTCCAACACGGCATTAGCCACCGCCAGCTCACGGATTTTCATGGCTTCCGCGCTTTTGGCATCAATGCCGAGCTTGCGGATTTGCGTCTCGGCGGCCTGTTCGCCTTTCACCCGCGCCACCGCGTCTGCCCCTTGGCGCATCGCGGCGTTGAGCTGTTCAATCTGCTGCTGTTCGCGTTGCAGGGTATCAATCACCTCGCCCGTGGCCTGCTGCTTGCGGGCGGCCTCATAAGCCTTTTGCGCTTCTTCTTTTTTGCGCTGTTTGGCGGTTTCTGCAGCAGCGTTCTCGAGAATCTGGCGCTGCACCGCATCCAGTTCGCCCTTGATGCGATTAACCTCTTCCCGCGCTTGGACAACGCGGCGGCCACCGAGCAAACCATTGGTATCGTTACTCAGCTGCTGCGAGGCGCCCAGTTCGTTGGTGGCCTGTTGCAACCGTTTCGACAGATCTTGAAACTGCTCATCAAGCGACGGGTTACTGAATAAGCCGCGCAGGCCATTCACCGTGCGCAAAATAACGGTTTTATAGGCAACATCGACTTGCTGGGTGAAGCGGTTCCATTCATCTTCCAAAGCTTGGGTCTGTCTTACCAGATCCTCGCCCATTACAAGGCCGAAGGCACGCGCTTCCTTCGACAGACTTGCAATGCCCGCCTCGCCTTCAGAGAGAAGCTGCACCAGACGCGGCCCCGCCTGTTTGCCGAACAGATCAGAGGCTAACGCTGCCTTTTCGGCTTCCGAACCCACACTTTCGAGTTTGCGCACAAACTCATCGAATACATCGCCGGCATTGCGGATGGTGCCATCGGCATTGAGCGCCGCGATTTGCAGCCGTTCAAACGCGCCTGCCGCTGCGCCCGTGCCATCGGTTGCTACATCCCCCAGCCGCTGGTTGAGTTTGCGGATGCCATCATCCAGCAATTCTGCCGAAGCGCCGCTTTGTTCGGCGGCGTAGCGCAGTTCCTGCAATCGCTCGACATTAATGCCGATGCTTTGCGCCAGATCTCCTAATTCCGCCGTCTTAGTGACGGCGCGGTTAATGCTGTCAAAGATCTGGTTGCCCGCCGCCAAGGCCGCCCCTGCAACGAAAACACGTTTCAAGCCGCCAACAACAGAACTTAATGCCTGAAGCTGGTTGGACGCAGGCACCCCCGCTTGCTCAATCCGCTTTAATGCTTGTTCCCCGGTGCGGCCAATATCCTGCAACTCCCGCGCAACGACTTTGCCGTTTTCGGTGGCAAGACGGATGGAAAGGTTACGGGTGGCCATGGGTGGTGTCGTTCATTGCGGCATGAAGGGCGGCGGGGATGGCGGGAAACAGTTCGGCAATTACAATCGTGTCATAGCCAAGGCAGGAAGCCAGATGCAGGGCATCGGGCAGGGTTTGTGTGCGCAAGCCAATGTCCCATGTTTGCCAGCCTTGGAGGGTTTGCGGTTCAAAGCGGGTATAAGGGCAGTCATTGCTTACTGCGTCAGCACAGGGGAGTCGCTGTTCACGGCATCCGGCGCAGTAGCTGGCTCCGCCGCCGAAGTGCCATTTGCATCGTTCAAAAAGGGCTTTTTTTCAGCGTCAAGAAGCTCCTTCAACCCCGTGTATTGCGTGCGGAATTCATCAGCCAGCGTCCAGAAACTCATCAAGTCGCCCACGGTCTGGTCATTCACAGGGGCTTGTTCGTCAGAGTTGGGCAGCAACACGCCGTCCCACGCGAGGATACCCACTTTCGCAAGTGCCGTGGTGAAGGCAGCAATGCGGCGTCCTTCCTCAAGGGCGGCATCGTCAATAGGGTCAGAACCGAGCTTCTGCCGTGCCACCGCCTGCGCTGCATAAAACACCGCACTGGTGAAGGGACGCACCTGCACGCGCACGCCGAGTTTAAGATCAATCCAGTAGGGTTCGGTGGGTATTTTGAGTGATAACATGGGCTTTCTCCTATTGGTAAAAGTGGAAGGTTAATCAGTAAGACGCGACATCGTTCACCAAGGTGACGGTCACCATGGCATTCGCCGCCGTGTTTTTTGCGCCTTGGAAATCATACGATGCCTCAACACCGCCGGGGCCTTGAATGCCCAGCTTAGGTTTCGGCAGATACACCTCGTGACACAGGATGATCAGCTTGTTGTTGGCATCAATCGTGTAGGAAAATTCCAAGTCCACCGCCGTGCCCGCACTGGCGAGGTCAATCAGGGTGTTATCGGCGTAGCGCAGTGCCACCGACCCCGTGAGCGCGGCGATGCCGGGATCGACACCGTCCAGCTTGCCATCTGCACGGATGGTTTCGATTTTCTCGAGGTTGTTGCTGTAGGTGACGGAGGCGGACGTCACGTTTGCCAAGGCCGAGCCACCTTGCTTGATGGCACCTTGAAACTGCGAAAAGCGCGTATAATTCGCTTGGCTTGGTGTGCCGCCTTGGGTGCTGGCGTTGCGGGTCTCGCCTTGGCCGATGCAGTTGATGGTGGCGGTTGCTTCACCCGAACGCGTGAAATTAAAGGCGATGGAATTAGCGCGAACACCGGCCATCATATAATAGGCAGGAATTTGCGGCATGCCTGCTTCGAGAGCGATGCTGGGGAGCGTCACACCGCCCGACTTAAACGCATGGCTGTAGGGCGCACTGCTGCCCGTGGTGGTCGGCGCACCGAACAGGGCTTTCAGCCATTGCCCCATGTTGCGGAGGTCAATCGGCACGACGATATCGCCATCCACATTGATCACATCCTGATAGGGCTGCGTCGGGTCACGCCCCAAACCCAGCACGTTGCTAGCAATCAACCCCTGCTGCGATCCAAGGCTGCTGCTGACGAACGGCATTTTCTTAAAGCCAGAGACGGGCGGCGTGCCATAAGTGCTCTCAAACGCCAGTAAAAGCTGGGCATTCCAGCCATATGCACGAGCCATAGTGTCTTCTCCTTACGAAATCGGGGTGGGAGCGATGTATTCCAGCAGCACGGGAATGCTGGCGATCTTGAGGCCAGCCGCGCCTTCAACGGGTTCATCGGTAAATTGCGGGGCTTCGAGCACGGCGATATCGACAGTGCCGTTTAGCCTTGGATTAGCGGTGAGCGCGGCGGCAATATTGGGGAGGATACCGTCTAACGCTGTATCGCGGGCGGCAGGCGTGGCTTTCTGCACTGCTACCTGCACCTCGGCGCGGTGCTGGATGAGATAACGCAAGGGAGAGAGCAGCGTTTCCGCGACATTCACCTCGCCATCAAACAGAATAATAAGACCATTATCGGGGATTTTAACGGGCAGAATTTCGCCCCGTTTGACTGTCACACCCGCCACGCCCTGCAACACTGTAAACAGAGCCTGCAGGGCGGTTTCACGGACGCTGCTCATTTTGGGTCTTTCCAGTTATTGGCGATTAGCGACGGCAAGCGGTTCTGCCATGCTTCTGCTTCGCGTTTAAGATCAATGCGCTTGCGGGTTTTGACCATGGGAACGAGCCAGAACATTACGGCGGTGGAGAGGCCACGCCCCGATGTTTTCTGCTTATCACTGGCCTGCTTAAAGCCGCGCAATGCGCCTGTTTTCTTGGCAAAGCTGGCGCGAACATTATCCACCACCAGCAGTGATACCCCGCTGCGGCGATAGACAAACCGTAGCCGCCCCAAACTCTGTTCAGGAAAATTCGTCGGGGTGATGCGTTTGCCGCCCACGCCACGTTTAGGGGCGTTGGGGGTGGGAATCGCCAGCCACAAGCCATCTTTGCCGCGAATGGTGGTCGCCACTTCAAGCCCCATCATGATTTCGGGCGCGTTGGTGTAGACAAGACCTGCCGCTTTCAGGCTCACTTGCCCTTGCGGATAGACCTTACCGCGCCAGGTGTTTGCCAGTCGCTGGCCAAGTCCCGCAGACGTGACTTGCCGCCGCATGGCGAGTTTCAAGCTGTCGGTTGCTTGTTTTACCCCAGCGGTGACAGCTTTTTCGCCCGCCCGCACTTCGGCTGCCATATAGTCGCGCAGCGATCCTTGAATGGCGGCGGTTATTCTCATTGCCGGTAACAGTCTAGCGTCCAGACAAGGTTTTCTGCATCCCGCACCGGTTCACCCTGCACGGCATAGAGCAGTGTGCCGATGGTCAATGTGTCGCCTTCATTGGGAACCGGCACATCTGACACCCGCACATCCACCACCAGCGTGGGCGTGTGAATGGCAATATTCCGCACATCGACAATACGGTCAGGCGATTTGATTACCGCCCGCATCGTCTGCGGAAGACCTGCCACAGGCGTGTAAGTGACAGTTCGAGCCATAGCAGAATCAGCAAACAAGGCATCAATCATCTCCTGAAAAGCGGTCATTGTTGCGCCATGCTGGCGGGGCTGATGAACAGTTGGCCGTCTGCCGCACCGGTGGCTTTGATGGCGGCAATCTTCTGGCCGCTATCGATGAGAAAATATTCCGGCGTGCCCGCAGGCAAATACAGGTTGCTGGTCGTCGCGGTGGGGTTATTGCCCACAGCGATATGACAGGCCACCGTTGCCACCACGCGCACCAACACTGCTGTCAAAGCAGCGGTTTGTGCCGAGGTTCCCGTGACCACCAGCACCACATCCGCCGCCGAATTCGGCTGGATGCAGGGCATGGCATCGAAGTTCGGCCCCGACAGCGGGGTTTTGATAAGATCAGCCATAATAAACCACCATCAGGTATTGGTGAGCTTCACCAGCACCGCTGGACGCAAGCACATCGGCAGCGGGTTGGATTGCGTGTGCAAATCCGTACCGCGCTCAAACTTGCGCGGTTCCTGCTTGGCATACAGCGGTTGTCCCAGCGTATTCGCCGTTTCGTTGAAATCAGCGGGCGCAAAATAGGTGGTAAACGTGCCCATAGTGCCCAGCGGAAAACAGTGCCCTTCGTTCGCGGCAATAAACCGGCGAGCGTTGCCGTCGGCATCGGTGGCAACCCCGCGATATTCTTCAAACAGAAGTCCGCCAAAGGGGAAGCCCACGCGCATGTCATCGCGCAAGGCCGCGCCGTCCTGCCAACGCTGATACGCCTCAATCACTTTCGGGTGGCTGGTCAGCGCATCAAAGAATTCCGCGCTGACCAGCACATGCACGCGGCTCATCACCTCGCCTTTGAGGTTGTCCTCCACATGCCGCAGCACCTCGATGCACTTTTTCTTCACGTCTGTGGTGGCGGTGCCCAACTGGAAGTTGACGGACTTAGCGGTAATGCCGAACTCGCTGTAAAGATCGAACAGGGTTGAACCATCGGCATCAAGAATCACGCCCTTAAGAGCGCCCATGCGCAGGTGTTCCAAGGTGATAGCATGCTTGTTGCGCATGTTCTGCAAATGTGTGGTCAGCACCGAGGCATACGCCTGCGTTGCATCCTCCGAGCCAAAAGCACGAATGCCTTGCACTTCTTCAGGCAGCACCACATCGTCATGCGGAATGTGCGGCACGGTGAACCAGGGCAATCGCATTAGGAATTTTATTCCTTTAAAAACAATATGTTGCGCGATAGGCTTTAATGTTGAAATTCTGAAAAACCATTATTTTTCAACGAGTTATTTTTTCTAATGCAATCGCCCTGCACGGTGAACGAGCGAACGGTGCGTTTGCCGCGCTTGCCCAGGGTGCCCGGTGAACCGGGTGTTGCGGTGGGCAATAAATTCAGCACACCGTTCAGTTCCTCAATGGTGATCGACCGAAACCGCACGGGATTAGGTGGCATCAGGTTCAGTTGTTCGAGCCGTCCGTAGGTATTGGGCAGAATATTAATCGCTGCCGTCAGGCTGGTCATGCTGAAGGCAGGGTTTTGAAACGGGTTTTGCATGATTAAGCTCCTTTGCGCACCAAGATTCCCTTGGTTTCCAGTTGTGAAATGGCGGTGGTTTTCTGGCCGCCCGTAATGCCGCCTGGCCAGACAAGAGCATGGTCAGCGACAATCCCGTGGCGGGCGAGGATCAGCCCTTTGGTATCGGCACTGGCAGCAGCCGCGTCACCCAAGAGGACAGCGGCGGCAGTCTGGCTGCCATCACTGGCTGCGGGGGCGAGGATGACGTATTTGCCGCTGGCGGTGACCCGCCCCAGCACCGTGCCAAGGCTGAGGTTGGCGCCAGCCGCCACCGTGATGCTCTCGCGGGAGAACAGGTTGGGCGCTTCGTATTTCAGCAGGTCGCCGAGGGTGTTGGATTCGCTTAAAGATGGCATGGTCAGTTCTCCTTACTTACGGGCTTCAGCGGCGCGTTTCTGCGCCACTTCAAGCATGGGGTTGGGAGAGGCAGTGCCAGCAGCAGGCTGGATCTGCGATTGGATTTCTGCCTGTTGCGCCGCCAGTTCCAGCAGGGTTTTGCGTGCCGCCTCCAGCGTTGCGCCCTGTTCAATAAAATCAGCCGCCTTATCGGGCTTGCCAGCCAAGCGGCAGGCGTGGATGATTTCCAGATGCTGGGTTTTCATGGCTTCGGCAGCTTCCTTACGGATAGCCTCCAGATCAACGGGGGGTTTTTCATCAAGCATGCGGGTTTCCTTTCGTGGTTTGGGGGTTAAGGTTGCGGCGAGAGATTGGATGGTGCTTTCAAAAGTGCCGACGCCATCGGCAAGACCGGCTTTCAACGCATCGTCGCCAAAGAACAGCGCGGCTTCGGTGGCGCGGATGGCATCAGCAGAAAGACTGCGGTTGCGGGAGACGGTATCAACGAACAGACCGTACAGACGGTTGACCTCAGCCTGCAGGAAGCCCGCCGCGTCTTCGCTTAAGGGTTCATGGGCGTTGAAATCGTTCTTGCGGCTACCCGCAAACAGCGTGGTCACCTTCACACCCTGCTTTTCGTCGTACCCCGATTGATCCACATGGGCGGCCAGCACGCCGATGCTGCCGACACCGCCGGTGCGGGTGAGAAATAGCTTATCGGCGGCGCTGCCAATGGCGTAGGCAGCGGAAAAGGCACTGTCATTAGCAATTGCCCAGACGGGCTTGCTGCCACGGGCAGAAAAAATACGGTCGGCCAGATCAAACGCGCCCGCCGCTTCGCCGCCGGGGCTGTCAATCTCAAGGAGAATCGCATCAATGCCAGCATCGGCCACCGCTGCATCAACCCTTGCCTGCACATCCTCGTAATTACCGAAGCCGAACAGACTATCCAGGAACGAACCGCGTTTCGCCAGTGGTCCCAATACAGGCACCACCGCGATGCGGGCGTTGCTGCTGACTGAGCCACTGCGGGCGGCAAGCGGTTGCGGCGCTCGTAGCAGCGGCAGGGCATGCGGCGCCAGCAACAACGGCCGGTTCAGCCAGTGCTGGGAAAAGGTGTCGGGCATAATCAGATTTGTGTGTTATCCGCAGGTTGTTGCTGCACCGCGCCGGTCTTGGCGACTTTGCGCGGGTCGGAATCGAGAATCAGGCCAAGGCTGTCAGCACGTTCGTTATCGGCGGCGATTTCGGCATCAATCTCTTCGGCGTCATACCCCAGTTCAGAAACAACCTCTGAACGGCTTTTGAAGCCGTTGCGTACCGCTAATTGCTCTGCCTGCTGATCTTTCAGTGGATCAACCCAATCCCACCCTTGCGGAATCCACTTGGCTGCAAGGTACGCACGACGGTTTTTCTGAAAATTGCTGAGGGGAATCGGCAAAGCCCCCGACAACACCGCCAGTTCCAACCATCGCTGCCACACGGGACGGCAGAGCTGGTACACCAGCACCTGATGTTGCAGCATCGTGCAGCGGCGGCGGAATTCAATCAGTCCCGCACGGATACTGGAATAATTGACGCCCGTCAGGTCAGAGGTAAGTTGTTCGTAAGTAATCCCCAGCCCGACAGCGATCATCCGCAACTGCTGGCGAAAAAACGCCTCGTAACTGCCGCCGACATCACCGGGTTCGGAGAATTTCACATCCTCGCCTGGCTCCAGCAGTTGCAGCGTGCCAGGTTCCAGCCCTGCCTGCGCCGCGCCTTTGTCATCGGGGGTGCCTTCGCCCATGAAGGGCGTGTCGGGGTCGTTCTTGGTGATGAAGCCAGCGAACATGGCGGCGGTTTTCTTGCGCACGAGTTCTGCGTCATCGTACTGATCCAGCTCATAGAGCTTCAGCAATACCCGCCCCAGCCACGGTTCGCCGCGAATCTGCCCTGGGCGCTGGGGCTTGAAAATATGTAGCACTTCTTCAGCGGGCACGCGCACCGTTTCCTTGGCGGTGCCGAACAACATCGCATCGCCGGGGTGTTCACGGTAGAGATGATAGGCTACCCGCTGGCCGAGGCGGTTAAACTCAATGCCGCCCCTAATAAAGTTGCCGTTTGCGAGCGGCTTATTATTGCTGGCATCAAGATGTTTCGCTTCCAGCGTTTGCAGTTGCAAGAGAACACTTAAACCGTCTTCTGGGCGGCGCACCCGCAGGCGCACGAAGCATTCACCGCCCTCTACCATGGCGCGGCAGATGAGCGCCTGCAGGCCGTAAAAATCTGTCAATCCCGTGCTGTCTGCCTCATCCGTCCATTCCAGCCACAAGGCTTGGATTTGCTGGCGTAGGTCGAATTCGTCTGTTTTCGATTGCGGTTTGATGCCCGTGCCAACGGCATTCGCCACAATCGCCTCGATGCCGTTTGCAGCGTATGCGTTTTTCCGCGCCATATCGCGGCTGCGCGAGCGCAACAACGCTGCATCCTGAAACAGAATGGCATTGCCGGAATCGGTGGTGGGCACCCACGTTTGCAATCTTCTGCCTGTGCCCGCCGCGTCATAGCCTAACGCCTTGGCTTTAGGACGTTTCAGCCAGCCAAAAATCTTCATTCCACCCCCTTGCTGGTAAAGACTCGGATTTGCCGTGTCCGCGTGCCAGACACCGCCTTAACCTCCTGCCGCATCCGATCCCGCAGAGAAATCAGCTCGCCCAGTTGCACCTGACTGTAACTCACGGTTTTACCGTCATAGGCGACAGACGCCACCCGCTCGCCGCTCTGCAGCTTGCGAATCGCCGTTTCAATGTCGGTTAAATCTTGGTCGGTGTAAGGCATATCAACTCATCCAGCGGGATCGCGTCACGCGGGGGCGCACAGGTTTGTTTGGTGTAATGGGTTCAGAAACAGCCGCGCTGGGGCGGTTGTTCACGGGAATCAGTTGGCTCGCGAGTGCATCCCATCGCGCCGCGTTCCAGCGATCCATACCCAAGGCAATCGCCGCCGCTCGTGCATAAATGCGGCAATCCAAGGCTTCGTTGCGTTCCCGCAGTTTTTGCCATTCTCGTTTCGGGTAGCCCTTAACGGTTTTGGTAACCAACTGCTCGGCAGTTAGCTGTTTAAAATACTCCGCGTCGTAACGGAGAAAGTGGCAATAGCCAGAGGGGAAGCCGTTTTCATCAGGTGCCAGTTGCAGCCACTGATACAACTCGCTTTTGATGAGGCCAACGCCCACCGGCCAGACTTTCACCCCGCGCCGGAGCCGTTTACCGCCGATAGTGACATCCACGGTGCTGGGAGATCCGAGCGGCGCAATGGCGCGTTCAATACCTTTCACCGCCATCACCCGCCCTGATGCTTGCCGCCGCACCCAATCGTACACCGATTGCGTCGCATAGCCGGAATCAATCGCCAGCATCGCAATAGGCAAATCAACGCCACTAGGGTGGCGGAAGGTCGTTTGCAGCAACACGGCCAAATCCATCCATACCGCCGCTTGTGCGGGATCACCCGTCAATACCTGATACGCAACAGACCAGCTTTCCTTGCCCTTGCCCCAAGCAACAATTTCTACCTCGATGCGGTCTTTTTGCACGTCAGCGCCAGCGGTGAGCACCACGGCAGCAGCGGGGATTTCGCCGATGGGATAATCCTCGCGGCGCTCATAGAGTCGCTGCCAATCAGGCGCTTCGCCTTTTTCCACCCATGTTTCGCCCAAGGTGGTATTGACCCAGACCTTCAACAGCGTTTCATCATCTTTGGCTTTCAGGAACGCCCGCACCGCTTCTTCCCAACTGAACCATCCCACGGGGCTATAGAGCGATGACAGGTGATAGCCCCGTGTTTTGCCATCGCCCACCGCCGTGCTGCGCCATTCGCCGCCATCCAGCATGCGGCTTTTGCCGTGGTTGGGGATGGGGGTATCACACGCTTCACAGTGATAACGCACCGTGGCGGGATCATTATCCTGCCAGCGGAGTTGCGCCCATTTCAGCACCTGCATATGCCCGCACACGATGCACGGCACATGAAAGAAGCGCTGATCGGTGGTCTGAAACTCCTTCTCAATCCGGCTGAGGCCGCTCACCGTAGGCGTAGACACTTCTAGAATCTTGCGTCGTGCGAAGGTGGCGGTGCGCTGTACCGCCAGCGAAACGGGGTCACCTTCACCGTCAGCATCGCCGGGATAGCCGTCGATCTCGTCCATGAACAGATAGCGTACTGGCATGGAGCGCAGCCCCACCGCGCTGTTCGCACCCGTTATGACAATAATCCCGCCGGGGAATTCTTTCGACTGCACCGTATTGCCCGCATCGCGGCTGCGCGGGTCTTTAACCTTTGCCCTGATGGCGGGCGTATCGTCGATTAGCGGCGCGAAACGTCCCTTTGACCAGCGTTTGCCCATCTCAACGGTAGGCAACACCACCAGCATCGGCCCCGGCGCTTGGTCAATCACATAACCGATCCAGTTATTGCCCGCTTCCGTGCCGCCAACTTGTGCGCCTTTCATGAAGACGACCTTTTCCACGCCCGACGAGGGGGACAGGCAGTCCATGATTTCCCGCAAATACGGCGTTCTATCCGTGCGCCATCGCCCTGGCTCGGCAGAAGCCGTTTGCGACAGCATCCTAAACTGATCCGCCCATTCAGACACCGTCAGCAGCGGATCGGGGCGCAGGCCATCGTTAAACGCTGCGTCATACAGCGCGGCCACATCAATCACGGCTGATTTCCTCCAGAATCAGGCGGATTTCTTTGGTTAAAATCGCATGCACCTTAGCGACATCGGTTTCAGCGGCCAGCAAGGCCGCCACCCGATCAGGCAGGTTCAGCATGCCGTCCCGCACGATACGCGCACGGCGGAAAGCGGCGATTTTCACCTCATCGGCGGGAATCAGCTTGCCCGATTCGGCGCGGGCGCGGATTTCCAGCAGTTTGCCGCGCTCAACCTCGGTTTTGATGCGAGATTTAAGCAGCAGGGTAGACAGACCGCTGCCGTCTTCCTCACTGCGGCGTGT